CGAGCGTTGTAAGTACGCCTTAGATGGCCGGATAATGGCAAGAATCGTCGCCAGATCCTCTACACATTTTGGCTGAAATCTCCTGAGGAGATTGCTGTGCCCCTTGAGGTGGAACAGTTGTTCGGTCACTTCTTCATATAAAAAGAAATCCCATGGCGGGTCTATATCCATCAATGCTAGTAGGTGCGCCTCGTCTCTGATACCCTCATACATGTTGACATTCAGGAAGTCTATCTTGAAGTACCCATAGTCATTCGCAATTCGATGATCTACTGTAGAGACGTTTGTAGTTGGATCTCGTGGAATGTTCTGAAAGTAAACTCCTGTAGGATGCTTTTCAAACTTGTCCTCGGCACGATCAATTCTGCCATAGATACACTCGACACCATCAAGGATCTTATCTCGTCCGAAGACGTCAATATCAACGTCAGTGGTTATTGGTCGCATCTATCCTCATCCCGAAGCATCCTGTCCAAAACTGTATCATGTGGCGCGATTCCAAAAGTCAGCGAAAATGCTGCGGCATCTTCCGAACGTTCAAATGTAATTACGGAATACTGCCAATCATATGTGTGGTCCTCGAGTAATTCATTGTCAATGACCCAAGTCGAGATATCACTTCTTCGATTTTTCGGTACTATAAAGGATGTAAGTATAATCATAGTCCAGCCTGATCTAGTAGAGTTTTGATAAAGTCGACTTCCTCTTCATCCTTCTTAAACTTCTTCATCCAAAAATTAGGGTCAATAATATCGCCAATCATCTTGGAATGATCTTCATTGAAGCTAGATATTAGATGCTCGCCACTAGATGCCAGATACAGCACCCAGGGACTAATTTTACCAGTTCTAATCATATAAGCAGCCTCATTCGGGGACACGCACCGGAAGAATTGGCCAAAGGGAATATTAGATGCCTCACACCATAAGACAATATTAGTTATGGTTCGATCGGTCGCACTCACTGGAGGCTCTTTCTTTACTAAGTCTGTAATGTACACATCATAAACAAAATCCTTACACCAGTCCTTAAGCTTGACACTATTCTTAATCACAAAGTCAATATACTTGTCAATGTGTATCGGCTTTAGGGAGGCAAGATGATTACCAAATTTCACAAACTCAATATAGTATGGACTATTAATGAATTCGTCAATACTCTTAGGCTTCTTAGAGCTGGCACTAATTTCATAAAATCTTTGATAGGCATTAAAGCCGATCCTCGATCCTGCAGTATCTTTATCCATATGCCTGCGCTTTTTAACGCATACGTGAGTAGAAAGTGTCACTTCTTTATGAAACTTTTTACTACAATACTTGCACTGGTATTTTTGCTCCATTACTTTTATTTTAAGATTACTTTGCTTTGCCATTAGGCTTCAGAATTTCCTTAATAGTCTTCTCATCATACCCGTTTTCTTTGAAGAACTGCCCGAAATCTGATTCACTGTTTATCGACAGAAGTAATTCGAGATCAGAATCTTTCAGTAACGGATAGTGTGTCAATATTGCTTCTTCCAATTTATTTTTCTTTAACCCTTTGGGTGCAGGTATCTTTTCGTGGAACTGTTTTCTACCAGAGCCGCACAATGCAAGTAGCATCCACTGGAGCTCAGGGTGACCGTCTTTACCTTCGCGGGCCTTCTTTACTAGGATATTGAAGTCCACATTTACTAAATCGTTTACCATCATTATGTGATGCTCTGGTAAGGACTTAGAAGAACTCATGAATCTCATTAGAATCCACATGGACTTTTCTATTTCTTTCTTTTGATCAGCAGTTTTCTTACTATAAAACTTTCTGTCGCCCATGTCAAGTGCTGGCAGGGATTCCCTGAACATATCTATCAGGTATCCCTTTGCAGCCGGGGCTGCATCGTCGTCAGTAAGAGACTGGCTACTAACACTGCCTAACCAGTCCTTAAGGTCGTTACTCAAACAGTGCCCCAATATCAATAATGTCTGGCAACTTCGATGCCTCCTTTACAAATAGGACGCAGTTCGGCCTGGGTTTGTCTTCGACCGGAACCACAAGTATGTTGCCATTTTTGAGTTTGGGGAAGAACCACTTTACCTCTGCATATACGTTAGTTATCAGTATTTCCTGCGGGCGTGGAACCATATGCCTAAGTGGATTGAATACCATGGTGTGAAAACCCCTGTCATTCAAACTTGTTAGTGGCATAATTTCTAAATCACTGTAGTCTTGATCACACACAAGGATGGACCAATCCAGAGGCATTTGAATCGTATACTCGCCAATCTCCAAAACCACGGCGGGCGAATAGAAGCTCTCCAGGAAAATAAGTGGTATAAAGAAGTAATCTGGATTCTTAGGATCGGAGTAGTCTAGTACACCATATCTTATGTCTTCAATTTCGTTCGGTATCTTGTCGAGGTCATATGCCTCATTTGCATTTGTTAGGATTCTCATCTAGCTAGTCCAATCTCTTTTCTATGTTGTTGCCACTCTTTTTCCATCTGTTCCGAACTCTTTCTCATTACAAACTTGCCTATCGGTATCATGGCATTATCTATGTGACACTTATGTAAATAATCATATAACATGTTCCTAAATCCCAAATGCTTCACCGACATGAATGTTATAGATAACTCTGTCTCTGACCCGTCTTCGCATGATACAGTAATATATTGACGCTGTCTCTGAGAATGAATGCCAGTATTCACCTCGACATTTCTGCAAGTGTATTCTAGACTCAGATTGTTTGCAGATGCAAATGTCTGTATTAACGGTAGATAACCCCAAGATATTTCTGTTTCTATAATCATATATACTTGACCTTTGTGATAGTGTATGGGTATTCTGCCTCTTTATAAAACTTTTTTCGTTTTGTCAGGTGGCTCTTTGAATATTTGCAGTTAGAGCAGACATCATAAATATTCACAAAATCTTTATCCTCTGCAACACGAATTCCACGTCCTATACTCTGTATAACCCTAACGAAACTCTTGCCAGACTCGAACATCACAAGATTGAAAATACGAACAATGTTAATACCAGTAGATGCAACACCGTAAGTTGCAATAATAACTTTGCCGTCCACTTCTTGGACTTCCTTATACTGATCTTTTCTGTCCTTAGATTTCATTTGGCCTGATACGAAGACCGAGTCTGGTATTAGCGATTGTAACAGATTCCCTGTCTCGATTCTATCTACCAAGACAAGAGTGTTGCCTGACTCAGACATCTCTGCAACTGACTTTGCTAGAAATCTCAGTCTTCTCTGATCCGTAGTTAACCATTTCAGCTCTGCTTGATAATTGGTAAATGCAGTAGTCAGATCCTGCAATTGCCACACGTTGACGTGTAACTGTGCAAGGATGCCCTTGTCTTGTAGTTCTTTTGTTCTGATCTTACCGAGCATTGGGCCGATGCATGCCAATATAGACATCCGCTCATGATCTTCCTCCGGCAGAGTCCCTGTCAGTCCCCAGCGAATCGGCACATGAGCCAAATATGTAGACAACAGCTTTCTTAGAATATCTGCTTTTGCTTTATGCACTTCGTCCACCATAACGCATACTACGCCATCGAAGAAGTCATCTATGTCTATCACTAAGTCTTTCTCTTTGGACTGCTTCGCTAGACTTTCCAGGCTCTGCCAAGTGCATATAGTATGAGTCTTCTGATACTCTTTCCTATCTCCAAAGAATACACCCACGTCGAGCCCCATGTTGATGTAGTCTTCTTCGGTTTGTGTCACTAAGTCCTTTGTTGGCACAATCACTATGCTGCGCCCATATGGTTGAACCTTATGGCTTAGAACCGCCGTAATCAGCGTTTTTCCAGCGCCTGTCGGGGCAATGTTGACCCCGGTCAGATTCTCCAAGTATGAATTGATGACATCAGTTTGGTGTTCCCGCAGAAGTATGGGCTCGCCAGCCTTGGTGTGCCCCTTCGGCCACTTATGATGTGCGTAGCTATCCTCAACTACCTTTTCGAACTCAAAGGCATGCACATCTCGCATGTCGTCAATCTCGATCTCGTATCCCTGAGCTTGGACGATCGGGAGAAGGATGTCCAAAAGATTCATGTATGATCTGCCGCCGACATCGCAGAAGCTCATACAACCGTCCCATCGACCAAGTTTGTAGCTTGGCATATGGCGGGCGTGCTGAAGGAAGAACTTGACTGAGTCAGTCAGCTTTCTCCTTGTCGATACATCGAGATCAGAAAACTTTATGTTAACTTCATCGAGTATTGTTAGTTTAGTTTTTGCCATTATACCCTGTTGATACCCCGTTAATAGCAGAAATGATAATATTCTTATACCACAATGTATATTCTGAATTTCTACTTATTTCATTCCCATCTTGTCGATAGTTATACACTTGCATCGTCGATTCCAGCCGATCTTAATCGTATTATGTGTCCAGTCATGAAGTTCTTAGCTTCCAATGCCTTCAATATCCCCAAATACTTGTTTCGTAACAATGCTACTTCATTTACTAACAATGTCGAATCTACGATGCTTGCCACACCGTCAACATACTTTTCTGCATCACGAGAAGTTAATACTTTATTGTATGCTTCGAGGAATTTCTTAAACTCGACTGATCTATCTTTTTTCAACTGTATATTAAGATATTCTAGAACTGCCTCAATCTCCTGTAACTGAACATATCTGTGTTCAACTATGCCCGGCAACTCGGCTGCATGTTTTTCCAGTGTCTTACCTTTAAGTGATAATTCAAATCGTGCAGTCTCGAGTTCCGTTTCAAAGTGTATGATGAAATCAGGGATCTTGGATATGTCACCTGTTACTTTATAATACCAGTTCGACATTCTTATTACCTTAAGTTATCCAAGTTTGTTCCCATAATATCACACCCATCACTCATAGTTGATGTACTCGCCGGATAGCGATCTCCATGGCCTGCACTAACATGTAAGCCTTTCTTGTGCGAGTCATTTGCATTCTCTTAATTGCCATAGCTCTAGGAGGGACCCCGAGGTCATCTGCAAGGGCCTTATGCACCCGAGTCAGATTTACAGGTTCAGAAATCCAAGCAACGTAGTCGGCACCCACAGTTTGATCTTTCATAAATGCTATAAACTGCTGGACTTGCGTCATTGATTTCTGAACATCCTTGCTTTTAATTGTTTCGAGAAGCAATTCACCGGTTTCACCAGCCGTTGCCATCATCTATGCCCTCATCGTCGGTTTCTTCGCTAGATTCCAAAATATGACTACGGGCAGCAGCACGCATCTCCTTATCAAGATCTTCATCCAATAAGCAGTCATCTACTAAACCAAATTCGTCGAATACGACCACAAAAATGTCTGCCACTTCGAGTCTCTCTTTCGGGGCGACGTGGGACTTGATTCTGGCCCATAGCTCCAAAAGTAGTTCGTGATTATCATTCATCATTTCATTCCCCTACAGTCTCTGCAACTTTTGATTCACTGCCATCTGCAACGACTACAACCAGGTCATCTGCAGAAAACTCACTCATAACAACTTTCATACTCTCGAGATCGGAATTCCATGCTTTCTTAAATTGCTTGATAACTCGGCCAGTAATCTTCGAAGTGTAGACATAGCTGTTACCTTCCTTAACTAACTTGCCCGATTTCTCGAAAAGATCAAACAGTCCGGAGGTCGGATTCATACCAGTCTCCCACGGGATATCTATCTTGATAGATTCGAACGGCTTCGAGTACCTAGTTTTAACAACCTTACATGTTGCACGGATTCCTCGAATATCAGAGCCGACGGTCTTATTACCGTCTTCGTCTTCCTTGAGCTTGTACTTCTTCATAGCAATAACGATGCTTGATGCAAACATGAATCCTGATCCACCAGATATCTTATCATCGGGATCAAACATATCCTGGCTCGCGTATGTGTGGTTTGTGACGACCATGCCCATATTCAGGTCACCAAACATGTTTACGCAATTGGACACAAATGCCTTCAGTTGCTTTGCCTTTCGACCCATGTCACCTTTCATGTCAGCAGCTTCGAACTGCTTAACTTCTGTAGGCGTCAGTAGCATGCCTAGAGAGTCAATAATGAACAGAATCTTAGGACGATCTTCTTTGGGCAGGTCCATGTGGTTTGACTTATAGTCAGTTACAAACGCATGGACTATTCCAGCGACGTCGTCAATCATAGAAGCACTAATACGCAATAGCTTTTCTTCTGATGTGTCTACGCCTAACGGGATTAGCCATTTTTCATCTAGTGCATTCTCGGTATCAATCATAACAACGAAGATACCCTGCTCCTGTGCATACTTTGCAATGTTGCCGGATACAATATACGACTTCCCTGCACCCGATTCACCGGCAAACACAGTTACCTTACCCATCGGAACACCTTTGTTAAAGTCTCCGCTAATGAGGTAATTCAATCCATACGATCCAGTGCTCACCCAGGTATCCGGGTCGTTAAAGCCGGTGGATATGCCAGTAATGTTTTTTGTCAGAGCTTTTCTGAACTTTGAAATATCAAACGGTCGTACCATTTGGGTCTCCTTGTTTTTAGTCGTAGTGGGGCACAAAGGCCCCACTGTAGTTTTACTTGTTTCTATTTCTCAACATTGCCAGAATTTCTTGTGGCGACTTGCCGGCGCTTGTACTAGCTGGCTCAGCTTCCACCTTAGTAGCAGGAGTTTTATCAACCTCAGGAGCATCTGGCTCAAACGGCGGATCTTCATCTTCTGTTACTGCCAGTGCAGCAACTGGTGCTGTCCTTACTGGCACAGTTCTAGCTACTGGTCGGCTGGCTGGTTTGCTTTCGTCACCATCGTCCGGGGTTGTTGCAGAATCAAAACCATACGGCTTGAAGTGCTTTGCCCAGGCTGCAGGATCGTAAAGCTCGCCTTCCAGCGATGCTTGAAACATATCAAACATAATTGCCATCTGCTCTGGTGTCGGACGCTTTGGCAAGTATGAAGCCAAGTCTACCAAACCATGCGTACTAATGGCCGCCGACATGTCTTCAGTTAAGCTACTTTCTTTTCTAGCCCACTTAGAAGTGCCATAATCCGAATACCCGCCTTTACTTGTCTTAGATACAACGAAGTCAATTCCGTTGATATAGTCCACAGGGCTGTATTCCATTTCTGGGTCCATCAGTTGAGCCTTAATAATGGCATAAATCTGTGGCCCGATTACGAACTTTCTAATCGGGTTCTCTGGAGGCTCACTCTCGTTCATGGGATCGTTCTTTACAAATCCCTGTGAGTAATAAGTCTTCTTTACCCAATACTTGCGGGCAGTTGCTTCCAACGACTTATCTCTCCACATTGGTCGAACTTCGTTTAGGATAGGGCAAGTGTTCTTGCCGTCCCACATTTCAACACAAGGTACTTGGATAGTCACTAGTTTGTTCTCGTCCTGGCCTTTGATGCCGGGGAACTCTAGTTTAATCATTTGACGCTCGGACCAGAAGAAAATATTGTCCTGGTTGGCATCTGGGAGGAATCGAAGGGTAGTGGAAGTACCTTCTGGAATATTCCAATGGGGGTAGACAGTTTTGTCCCCCGAACCGTAAGTTGCACCTCCCTTACGTGTGTCTAATGCTTGTAGCTTCTTTCTTATTTCGTCTAATGTTTTATTCATGATTTTAGTTTCCTATGCTTTAACGCTATTAATTGAGTTGCTTGCCTACTTAGGACACGTTAATCCTGTTCGCGCACTTCATCTACAAACTTTTCGTACAGCAACTAGTATACGAAATTTTCACACCTTTGTCAATGAACTTCTTAGTAGAAGTTCAATATATATTTATCAAAAAAGGAGTCCAATTCTGTTGATTCCTTCATGTCTTTTCGTTCGGCTGTGTCTCTGTCGGCTATTTTAAAGTTTTCAAAAACTTGCGTAAGTACAGCTTTTTCAAAATCATTGACTTGACCGTCTCTCGAAAGCTTAGAGCCGATCTTACCAACGAAGCTAGAAAGTTCTTCATTTTCAATTATCCTTAGTGCAAGCTCGCTGAGCTTAAATCCAATGCGTGAATTCTCACTAGAGAACTCAAACATCGGGG